TCCTGCACGCTTTTGGTGGTTTCCTTGCGGTCCTCGCTGTCGAGTCCAAGGCCGTTCTTGGTCCATGTTTCCCAGGCGTGAGTTACAATCATGTCGCGGCGTGTTTCGTAGTTCATTTCTCTCTCCCGTTGTTCGATGATTAGAGTATAGCACGCAATATCTGCGTACGCAATATCTGCGTATTATTTATTTTCGAATGGTGGACAATGTTGCAGAAATGGCACAAGCGCAGGCAGCACTCGATCCCGAAATCCAACTGCTTGAAGAGATTGCGGCCTTCGACCGCGATCCACTCGGCTTCGTCGAATTTGCTTTCCCTTGGGGTGAGGGCGAGCTCGTCAGTCACGATGGTCCGATGGAGTGGCAGCGCGGCATCCTCGCCGACATCCGCGACGGGCTCTCGCCTAACGAGGCAATCAGGCTGGCAGTTGCCTCCGGCCACGGCATTGGCAAGTCGGCGCTTGTTTCCTGGATCATCTTGTGGGCGATGTCGACCTGCGTCGATACGGTCGGCGTCGTCACCGCCAATACCGGCGATCAGCTCCGGCTCAAAACGTGGGTGCAGCTCGCCAAGTGGCATCGCCTCGCGATCAACTCGCATTGGTTTGCGGTCACATCAAAAGCGATCTTCTCAGCCGATCCCGAGCACGAGAAGACCTGGCGCATTGACGCCACGACATGGAACGAGACCAGGACGGAAGCCTTCGCCGGCCTGCACAACGAGGGCAAGCGAATCCTCCTCCTGTTCGATGAGGCCGGCGGCATTCCCGACGTGATCTGGGATGTCTCCACCGGGGCGCTCACCGACAGCAACACCGAGATCATCTGGGCGGCTTTCGGCAATCCGACCCGCAACACCGGGCGTTTTCGCGAATGCTTCGCCGGCGGGAAATTCCAGCATCGCTGGAATACACGCCAGATCGACAGCCGCACCGTCCCGATCACCAACAAGGAAGAGATCGCGGAATGGATGCAGGACTATGGCGAGGACAGCGACTTCGCGCGCATTCGTGTGCGGGGCGTATTTCCGCGCGTCTCGGCCATGCAGTTCATCTCGTCCGAGCTCGTGGAGATTGCGAGCGCCGACGACCGCGAAGTGATGGTGACGCTGTATGATCCCCTTGTTATGGGAGTGGACGTTGCGAGGTATGGCGATGACAAGTCGGTCATCCGATTCAGGCGAGGCCGGGATGCCAGGAGTATTGCCCCGCTCAAGTTCCGCAACATCGACACTATGCAGCTTGCAGCCAAAATCTCCGAACTCCAGCGGCAGTATCACTGCGATGCGATCTTCATCGATGGCGGCGGGCCGGGTGCTGGTGTCGTGGACCGCTGCAGGTACTTGAAGCTTCCGATCGTGGAGATCCAATTCGGCAGCGCGCCAGACCGCGACCAACTCAATCAGGAAGGCGCCGTCGCCTACGCCAACAAGCGCGCCGAGATGTGGGGCGTGATGCGCGAATGGCTGCACGGCGGCATGATCGACAATGACGCCGAGCTCAAGGCCGACCTTACCGCGGTCGAGTACGGCTACATGATGAAAGATGGCCGCGATGCGATCGTGCTGGAGAAAAAAGAGCACATGAAGAAGCGGGCGCTTGCGTCACCTGACGATGGTGATGCGCTCGCGCTCACGTTCGCCTACGCGGTTGGGCAATCTGACCACTCGCAGACCTTTGCGCGGCGAGGGGCGAGCAATCATGTCTATGAATACGACGCCTGCAACCCATGAGGTAGCAAGAGATGCGGACCCGGCCCTTGGCAGGGGTGGAATGGGAGCCTGGAAACTGCCTAGAACAGTCCCACGGGCGAGCATTACAGCAAATGACTAGACCGATTGAGGCGCTGGATAAGCCACTGCGGCAATCGCTCATTCGCTACATGGTCGGGCATGGCGTGCCCAACCTCGACGCCTATCCCGGCATGGAAGCGCATGCAGCGCAGGCGCAGGCCGAAGGCGATCTGCTCGCCCAGGCCGAGCGGGCACTCGCGAGGATGACTATCCCTGATCTGATCGCGTTGGAGAGCGAGATGCGATCGAGCCGCGTGAGTCGGCCGATGCATCAGTTTGAATACGACAGTTGTGCATGGTGACGCCATGGGCTCGCTGTTTGCTCCACCGGCTTACAAGTACGTCTCGCCACCTCCTCCGCCAGCTCCTCCGCCAGTTCAAGCTTCATATGGCAACAAAGGAACCGCGGAGCCTGAGCGGCAGAAAAACTCTGATCTCAAGACCCCCGATTTTGGTTTGGGTGGCGTGTACAAGTCCAAGACTGAAGATGAGGCCCGGAGCCGTGCGCGCGCTTATACCCGATCAAGGGATGAGTTGGGGGACGCGAGCAAATACCGTGATTAGCTTGTGGTGATGCATATGGGCTCGCTGTTCGCTCCGCAAGGAACGCAATCCCGCATGAGCATTCCGCCGCCGCCGCCATCGCGCAAGGCGCTCCAGGCCATCGCCACGCCGCCTGAGACCTCGCAGGCGCCGATGGCGCCGGGGAGCGCAACGGGATCGGGAATGGGCGCAACTCCGCTCGCGGCTGGGAGTAGCTGATATGGGAAGCATCTTCGGCGGCGGGCCGTCCTCGCCTGCGCCGCTCATCATGCAGCAGGCGAGCGCAATTCCAACGCCGCCGGCTCCTCCTGCCCCGCCGCCGGTGCCGGCCTCGGCCATCCCACCGACCATGGCAAGCTCGGCAGTGGCACAGGCCGGAGCAAACATGCGCGCACGCGCTGCAGCGGCCGCTGCAGGCGGCACGCTCAAGACAAGCCCGGAAGGAACGGGCGCGGCGCCGAGCGCGAAAGCAGCGTTGTTGGGAGCGTAGACACCATGAGTGGAACGGAAACGGCGGCGCTCGCCCGCATGGATCGTTATTTCGACCACTGGCGGGAGACCAAGCAAAATCGGGTGATGCTACTCGATGATGTTCTTTCATGTATTGAATATGTTGACGCTTGTAAGCGATCAAAAGCAGCGTTGATTTTGATTGAATTGATTATGAAGAATGGGTTGCACCCCTCTGGTGGCTGGAAATCGGGCGAGAAGAAATTGGTTCTCGGCGAGTTGAAAGAACTTGCACACGATGCTTGATACGCAGCAAGTCGCCCATTTCGAGCGCAGTGATGCGAGCATGTTCGCGCGCACGCCGGCGACGATTCCGGCGCTGCGCTGGGACAGCAACGAGGACTGGGAAGACTTTCGCACCTATCTCGAACAGCGGCTGCTCTCCGGGCGCAACTGGCGCACGTCCTGGTGGATGCATTGGGGCATGCTCGCGGCGAACATCCTACCCCGACGATATCATTGGCTGATCACCCCCTCGCAGATGACGCGAGGATTGCCGATCAATCAGGATGTCGTGGACTCAACGCCAGCGCAGGCAGTTGCCGTGGCCGCCGCTGGCATGATGGATGGCTTATCGAGCCCAACAAAGATTTGGTTCAAGTTCAAGCCGGCTGTTCCCGGTTTTGAGCCCGATACCGCAGGTCAGCGCTGGATCAACGAGGTTCAGCACCGCGTTTACGAGATCCTCGCCGGCTCGAATTATTACGACTGTAAACACCAACAATACGAGGACCAGATCGTATTCGGCACTGCGCCGATGTTCATCTACGAGCACCGCAAGAGCGTCATCAATTGCCAGAACTCGTGTGCCGGCGAGTATTATTGTTACACCGCGGCCGACCATTCCATCGGATCGATCTATCGCGAGTTCACGCAGACTGTGACGCAGATCGTGGAGGGCTGGGGGCCTAAGGCAGTCGAGGGCACCGACGTTGCCACGATGTGGAACACCAAGGGTGCCAATCTCGACAGCGAGAAGATTGTCGCCCACAGCATCGAGCCGAACTTTCCCGTTTCCAGCCAGGATTTCCTCAAACCAAGATTGGGCGTCATCCCCGGCGGCTACGCCTATCGCGAGGTCTACTGGCTGCGCGGCATGCCGTCGCCGCGGCCGCTGTCGTTCCGCGGGTTTCACGAGCAGCCGTTCATGTGCCCGCGTTGGAACACGCGCAGCAATGATCCCTACGGCCGCTCGCCTGGGATGGATGCGCTGCCCGACGTGCGGCAACTCCACCAGATGGTGCGGCGCTTGAACGAGGCGACCGACAAGGGTATCCGGCCACCGATGCAGGCCGACGTGGCGATGAAGAACGAGCCAAGCTCGCTCTTGCCCGGCCGCGTGACCTACGTGCCGAATCTTACGCAGTCGACCGGCATGAAGCCGATGTACGAGGTCGACGTGCGGTTTATCGAGTTTCTCTGGAAGATCATCGAGGATACGCGCCAGCACGTCCGCGAATGGTTCTTCAACGATGTGTTTATGATGATCAGCCAGATGGAAGGCGTCCAGCCGAGGAACGAGCTTGAACTCAACGAGCGCCGCGGCGAGAAGCTGTTGCGGCTCGGCCCTGTCATCGAGCGCAATCTGCGCGAGGACGCCAAGGGCATCAACCGCGTGCTTGCGATCATGACCCGTCGCGGGATGATCCCGCCGCAGCCGGCCTCCTTGAAGGGCATTCCTATCGAGATCGCGTTCGTGAGCAAGCTTGCGTTGATCCAGCAGGCGGCGGTGACCGGTTCAATGGAGCGCGTGCTTGCCATGGCAGGCAAGATGGAAGGCGTGATGCCGGGAACGCTCGACAACATTTCTAAGGACAAGTTTATTCGCGACTACGGCGAGAAACTCGATTTCCCGCCGGCCGATTGGAGCGACGAGCAGACAATGGCGCAGACGCGCCAGTCGCGCGACCAGGCGCAGCAGAAGGCGCTGCAGGCGCACCAGATCAAAGAGCTCACCCCGGCACTCGCGGCGGCCGGGAAGAATCTCGGAGACACCGATGTGGGCGGCGGCCAGAGCGCGCTGCAGGCGATGCTGGGCACGCAATCGGCGGGGCGGGCATGATTGTACTCATCAACTACGCAAAGCTGACATTCCGCGAAATCCGCCGACGAGATGGTTCTGTCTTTGATAAAATGAGCCAAGCTCTGGATAATCTTGGAGAGAACAAAAGCGGCTGGGTTTTCATATGCGATGAGCACGACCGCCTTGATATGGATGTGGAAGTGCTATGCGATCCCGATGCCTCTCTTGGGGTTGTGTGTTTGCCGGGCGGGAGATGTGAATCATATCGCGATGTCCCGATTATTATCGAGGACGAGTGGGAGCGGCTCATCCTTTTACAACATGCGGTGGAAATGGCTGGGCAATCGGCGGGGCGGGCATGAGTAAACTAACCTTAGCTGATCTCGCTCGTCGGTTTGTCGGGACTGATGATGAATTGCGTGAGTGGTTAGATGTTATCTGCGGGCCTGTCGCCAAGCCCACACCATTGCAACTTGCAGAATGGGCCGAGATCGACAAAAAGTTAGCCGAGCTTGGCGAGCCCTCGAATGACTGACGAGACACAAGCTCCACAGGAAGCACCCGGCCTGCACTACGTCGGTGCCGATGGTGATCCCCTTCCTCATCCTGGGGGCACCAAAATGATTGAAAAAGAATCTTATGAAAGGGTGATCGAAGGGCTCAAGATGGCGGCTGATGCCGCGGTGCATCTCGCCAAGCATGAGAGCCTGTACGGTTCGGTGTGGACCGACATCGCCGCCATGCTCGACAAGATGCGCCGGCAAGCCTGCATGCTTGCGGGCATCGCCTTCATCGGCAACGAGAGGGAAACACAGGCGGCGCGCGGAAATCCTTATGATTGGCGCAAGGCGCGCGATCGCTTTCTCGATGGCATCCGGCAGGCCACCGGCGGCATGCGGCAGCTCGCGACTTGCTTTCGTGGTGATGTGATGTGGAGTTTCTACGCACAACAATTGGAGCGGCGCGAGAAGAGCTTCCGCGCCCTGCTCGCGGGCAAGGTGGTGAGCATAGAAGTGCCGCGGTTGGTCCTGGCGCCGGGGTTTACGAGGCAGTAGTTCGTTTTGGGCTACCGCCGCGCGAGGGCTTTGATGGACTCCAATCTCACCGCATTCGTCGAGCGCACGCGCGCCGGCCAGCGCGTGCATATCCGCCAGGACGTTGATGCGAAGTTCCGCAAGGGTCTGCTTGAAGCCGTGCGCTCGGCCGGCGGCGAGTCGGCCAAATGGTTGATCTGGTGTGCGCTTGAGAACGGCCCATCGAAGGGCGGCATCGCCGACGCGATCAAATACTTCGGTTTCAAGGACACCAACGATCCGCGCCTTGTGGCGACCGCTGGCATCGTTGATGGCCTAGAGATCAGCATGCCCGGCTTCAAGAAATGGCTGGAGATGACCGGCTTTGGCAACGACAAGATGATGCTCCGTGGCTTCATTGCCTGGGCCGAGCACGTCAACGGCCTGGGCAAGCTAAGTCCGGCGGCGGCGGAGGTTTACGAGGATGCAAAAAATCAAGGATAAATTCTATTACAACGAGTCTGTGGTGGCATCGCGTTATGTGCAAGGTAAGCGATTGCTTCAGAATGGCATCATTGTCGGCAGCATCTACGGTACTCCCTATTACATCGTTCAGTTCGGCGACGGGGTGCAAGAGAACGTCTTTTGCTCCGATATTCGAACGGCGAAAGTGTACGAGGATGCAAAAGACCAAGGTTAGAACCTTCGAGCCCGGCCAGCACGTCGTCGCGCCAACCCACATCAGTGTGCCCCTCAAGGAGGCCGCCGGAGGCTTCGTAGCGGGCAAACGCGTCTGCCAGAGCGGGAGGATTTTGCGCCGCTGCGATGTCTTCGGCGATGGCTATGCCTGCTACGTCGTGGAATTTCGCGATGGCTCGCAGGACA